ATGGAAACTTTTTTCAACTTTATTTTAGTTCTCTTTGTTCATTCAAAAAACTACAACGATTACAATCATTATCTAAATCAATATTTTCTAATGGCTTTTCCAACTTTAAATCTTTTAGTTTTTCATTTTCCACAATCATTTTAGTGCCGCCTGATACAAAGTTTTTGCCATCTACGGCTCTTTTAACAGTATAAAGATAAAATGTTGTCTTCCACATTGATACTCTTACTATTCGCCCGGGTCGGCCATCCAATATAATTATGTCATCATTATTATAATCATTTCCAAAAAAAACTATAAACCCTGCTATTAAAGATTCTATGGTAGTTTTGAAAAATAATATCGCTACCGCCGCTATAAACATCCACCCATACTCACCCAACAAAACACTTACACTATTTTGTATAGTGTTTCCTATTTCATGTGCATTTGTTACTTCCATCTAAATTCCCCAATACTATTTGAGAAATATTCTCTTTCACCATATCATGATTTATAACCTTCTTTCTTTTTAAAACTTATTCATTATCTATAATATAAGAAACTCTAGAGGCTTTGTCAAGCCTTTTTAATCATTCATCCTTATCTTCTTCTTCAAATATTTTCAGGATGTCATCCATAGAATGTAAGATTTGCTCGTCTTCCTTACTCTTCTTTAAATCTTTTAATTTTTCTTTTTGTTCCGAAGTGAGCCCTTTATCCAAAATATTCTTAAACTCTTCATCTGGAGTAAATTCAATTAACATTCCATCACCTTCTTCAAACTCATTTATATTTTCTAATATTTCAATATATTCCTCTAAATCGCCGATGTGCTGCAAAAGTCTTTCCTGCCGTTCGAGAAGGGTAGCTACAATATTAATTAACTTATTCGCATTATCCATCTTGGCTTTTCTACTCATTTTGCTCCCCTTCTTTGCTCACTACAAGCGAAATGTTTTGCACCACGGCATTATACTCTTCTTTGAGCTGTTGCTCTTTTATCCTTATGAGTTCGTATCCTTCTTTTTTTGCTATCCAGTTTTTCAGGTAGTCGTTGCGCTTTGCCATCATAATAACATAACTGGGTTTATCTCTTTTGTCGTGGTAGTATGCTCCATCAACTTCGAGTAAGACATTATATCCTATTAGTTTAAAGTCGTAGTATCTATACCCTTGGAGGTATTTTAGTGGAACCTCTCGCTCCCACTCTATCTTTAAGTCATCCAACATATCAGCAACTACTTGTTCTAAACTACTCATTGGGCGCTTCGTTCTATTCTGCGGTGGCGGGCTGTTTTTATCACGTATCTTCCGTCGTAACCGCTCTACTGCCTTCTTATTGTATCGCTTCTTCAAACTTATTACCTTTACTCATCCAAAGGTTTCACTACCTTACATCTACAACACGCCTTTTTTAGCATTACCTATATCCCCACCAAATCAAGAGTGTATATAATATAAACATTTTTTATTCGTTTGTCAAACCAGCTGGCTTGTCGTGCGTATCGGTGAAAAGCTCGGTTTCCTCGTGCTGATATTTTTCGAGTTTTTCTACTCTTTCCTGTAGCATCGCAATAGTCGTCTCTAAATTTTGCGCATGTGTGCGATATGCCACCATCAGCTTCTCAGTTTCAACGATTCTGCCATGGATGGCTACGAGTATTTCGTGTGGCTCAGCATCCTGTGCCGCTTGTGCCATATGAGGGGTTAAAATATTACTCATCTCTTTCCTCAAACCTTTCTTTAAAATACTGTAACATATTATTTATAGTCTCGTTTTCTTTTTTCTTTTCTTTAGTAGAACTATCTTTCTTCGGATGTAGAGGTGGCTGGCTCTCATCATTCGTTTTTTTTTCTTCGTTTTTCGTAGAGCCTGGCTCACTATATTCAGCCGATACTAAATGAGCTGCATTTAATAAAGAAGCATTAAGATTACTAATGTCGGCATTTAAAACCTCTATTAGTTTTAGTATCTTAAAACATTCAGAATTTCCCAGCATGGCAGAGACATTATTTTGAGATAGACTAATATGCGTATTCTTATCGAGCATCCCTAGTTGATTCTTTATCATATCTATTTCACCTAGAATACTAATAAAAACATCTAACTCTTTAGGCATTGATTCACTATTCATCATCACTCTCGTATGTCTCTGTTTCCATAATTACCAAATTTATATCTTCCAATTGGCCTGCACTATTAAACTTTATATTAATATCATAGTTATTAACCAATCGTGCAATATTTCCTTTTGATTTATCAAAAAGATAATATAACATTCTGTTAAATCCTTGATCGGTGTCATCTTTTTGTGCAGCATCATATATAGAATTAACAATAACCCAATGCCTGAATGTATTATCTTCAGTTAAATCTTGATCAGTAAGCCCTTGCGGAATCTCTTCACGAAGTTTTTCTGACATTTTAAGTAGATTATCTTTTATATACTCTACTCTATATTTTAATTTTTCTTCATCAACTTCTAATAGCTCTTCTATTGCTTCGCTCATAAAAACTCCTTTATAAAAAAGGGTTAGCTCCAAACACTTTTAAATTCTTGTTGGATAAAAACCATTCTGGGAGATAATCCAACTCAAAAATATTCATAGCTAACCCATGCTTTTTAAATGCTTTCTCCCTCTGGACTTTCTCCAAAAGCATCTTTCGGCGAGAAGACATATTTTTTAGACTCTTGATCAATCTCATACAAACATAACTCTTTATTTTCTTTATTTTCTTCTATATTAAATTGAATCTCATCATCGCTTTGATTATATACTTCCATAATATAGGGAATATTTAAAGGTATAAAGAAGTCATGATCATTAGGGTTCATTACGATAGTTTGTATAGGAGATTTTATTAACTGATGTGTTAGTGCATTAGGGCTCATTGCAACTTGCGCAGTCATATTGTTTTGCATAATTTCACTTATTTTATGCAACGACATATTCACCAGTATTACTCTGGGTCCAAAACTGTTTCTGATATTCTTTGTAATATTAGCTCGATTAATATAATTACTCGCAATATACTCTTCAGTGAAACCTACAACAGCTTTGTCTTCATTACTTAAAGTAACAGTATAAAGTTGATTACCGTCTAAATTACCAACAAACCACATATGGAAATCATTTTTAATAAGAGTGTTGAAAACAATTTGAGCAGCAATCTTCCCTGGCTTGCTCTCTATTTCTTCGGCAGGCCACTTTCGTAAATCCGGTTTAAATGAGCCCATAAAGCTTCTCCTTGACATAATAAATATCGTCGTGCCTTATTAGTATAGCTCTTGTTGTAATTTTAATAGATTATCTTCCGTCAATAAACTATTGCGATCCCACGCCAAACTTCTACCAAAATTGTCAGATGTCAATTTGACAGCTACAATTTTACCGGGAACCAATTCATCTTCGCAATATTGCAATTTATTATGCCACACTCTAAAACTACTGCCATCTTCTGCTCTTACGTTCGCATATGGTTTACCCTTCTTTGTCTTTAGTTTCTCTACCGTGCTAATCTTTGTCCAAAAGTGCCGCGAGTTTTCTTCCTCTTCATCATATTCAGATATGTGTTGAAACTCTAAATGATTTACAAGTTCCGTCATCATCTTCAATCTCTCTACATTTTCCGACACTCTGAATCCGACAAACTCTAACTCAAAATTAACTAACTCTTTTTCCGTATACTCTTCCATAGGAATTTTAAAGGTATCCAATAATGCCGGTATATACTTACCCGAAATCAAATCATTAAACTGTATGCCCTCATCGTCAAATAATTTAACCATTAATGTCTTAAAGTTCTTCTTGGTCTGTAAGGTAAAAGTATTATACACATCCATAATATCACATAATGCTTTTCGCGTGTATTCTTTTCCACAAAACAGCAACCCATCAAACAACCCCAACTGAATCAATACTTTTAGACCATTGTGAGGAATCATCTTTAATTCCAAATTGTCTCTATAAAATTCTGTAAAGTCGAGCCATCCAGAACCAAAAGGTCTATTCTTTTCTATCTTGTTTAATACACTATCACCTAAACCTTTTATGTTTTTTAACCCAATAGTAATGTTATCTTTTGTCACTGAAAATTGCTTTGAGAAAGTATTAATGTCTCCCACACTTACTACAGGGTTATCCAACAATTTTCTACCCATTGTCAACCCTAAGGCAATCTCTTCGTGTTGCCCTGTATGACTATTCAACATAACCTCTGTAAACTCTGCCGGATACTTTGCCTTGAAATAACTAGTCCAATAAGCCAAAATACTATAACTAATCGCATGTGACTTATTAAACAAATAACCCGCATTGTCAATCAACTTCTTAGCCACTGCTTTAGTATCTTCTAAAGGCAATAACATTTTTTCTGGATGCGGATATAAGTGCTCTTCCAAATATGCATTACACTTTTTATAATCCAACCCTTCCGCGATCTTTCTAAGAATATCGCCCTGTCCAAAATTCAAACCAAGAAGATTAAACATCTGAATAAACTGCTCTTGGTAAATCATAATGTTTTCAGTTGGCGCCAAAACATCATCAAACAATGCATGATGATCATTCTTTGATTCTTCTTGACCATTTCTTCTACGAAGAAACGCTTCGGTTGCACCTAACTTAATGACGCCAGGACGATATATTGCATTTACTGCCGCAATGTCTTCCACATTTCGTGGAACCATCTTCTGTAAGCATCTTGTTATGTTGGCTCCACCAAACTGAAACACTCCATAGGTATCACCTTCACACAATAACTCATACGCCTTATCGTAATATTTCTGTTCTTCTTCATCTAAATCTTCTCTATCAATCGACATTCTATAAATCTCATCAATCGTTATGCCGACTTTCTTCATTACTTCCATTATAACTGATAAAGTCGAAAGACCCAACATATCAATCTTAAGAAACTTCATACTAGCTAACTCATCAATCTGCCACTCTGTAACCAAATCACCTTCTTTTGATTTCCTCAATGGCATTACATCATACAGCGGTTGTGACGATATAATCACCCCGCCGCCGGCAATTGTTTGATTTCTTATATTACCAATTAATGTATCAATTGTTGTAATAAAATCTTGCCCTTCCTTTTTATCCAAAGATTCCACAAAGCCTCTTACTTCTGAATTACTATTCATCAAATCAGTAAACGAAGTTAAATCTTTATTTAGCGAAATATGTCCGCTTATTGTTTTTGCAATCTTGTTAGAAAGTTTGAAGTCAATACCTTTATCTTTTGCCAGATCGCGAAACAAAGTATTAACAGAATAGCGGGAATAGGCACAAACAGAAGCAATATTAGCGTCGCCCCACTTGGAGGCCACATAGCTTTTAACATCCGCTCTACGGTTGTCTTGGAAATCATTGTCAATGTCGGGCTCCTTAATTCTTTCCGGATTCATAAATCGCTCAAAGAATAAGTCATATTTAATTGGATCTAAATGCGTAATACCCAACAGCCAACAAATTAACGAGCCACTTGCACTGCCACGCCCTGGCGACATAAGTATGTCATTCTCATATGCCCATTGTGTAAAATCATTTGTTATAAGGAAATAGTCTATATAACCCTTATCTGCAATCAAATCTAACTCTATTTTTAGTCTATCTACATACTTCGGAATATCTTCTTCAACAATAAGTTTATCCCTTACCTTATCAGCCATTCCTTTTTGTAAGAGATTTAACATATACTCTTTATTGTCTTTAAAAGTGGATGGTGTCGGAAACTTGGGTTCCTTAACAGTTTCTGTATCAAGCTCGGCATGGCATCTAGAAGCTATTTCTTTTGTGCTTTCTATACCTTCATACAGATATTCATCCTCAATAATGTCACCCATACCTGCATCATACCACTTTTGTATCATCTCTTCTTCTGTGGCAAAATGTAGCTTATCTATACCCGCTTCATCAAACGAAGTATTCATTCGATATAAAAAGTTGTGAGTTTCGTGATGGTTTTCATCCACATAATGCGTGTCATTAGCGAGTAAGCACTTTACATCATACTTCTTGCGGAATACCTCAATAAGCACTTGGTTATATTCCCGCTGCATATCCAAGTCATGAGGATGTAGCTCAATAAAAAAGTTGTCTTTACCAAAAATGCCAAGCATATCCTCAAACCACACACTCATATCATCTATCTTATGGTTTTGCAACATTCGAGCCATTGGAGAAATAACACAAGTAGTAGTCGCGATGATGCCTTTATTGTATTGACGAAGTAAGTCTAGGTCAATACTGGGTTTAGAATAAAACCCCTCCGTATTAGCAAGATAGTTTAGCTTGTATAGGTTTCCCAACCCTTCCTGCGTTTCCGCCAACAACAGCAGGTGTGCCTTGCGCATACGCTGCTTACCCTCTTCTCTTATCTCCGTAGCGGTTTTACCTTCTTTTTCTGCATCCGTAAGCCCACGCTGGTGTCTATCTGCTGTAAAATACATTTCGTTGCCAAGAATGATTTTGGTGCCGGTTTTCCTACCCGCTTCCGTGAAAGAATAATGGCTGGCACACGATCCGTGTTCTGTGACTGATAATGCTTCTTGCGAAATGTTTGCAGCCTTTTCACAATAGTCAATGGGTTTACCCACACCATCGAGCAGGCTGCCGAAGGAAGAATGGAGGTGGAGATGCGAAAAAGTGGTGACAGCTCTATTACTCAAAATTTATTCCTCTCTAAAAGTTGTATATATAATATAACGCTTTTCTTACGCCGCGTCAAGGCTTTTCTTGGCTCGGAGGTATATTCTATTACGAGGCATCGCCTCACTTACACCATACTTTTCTGCTATTTCTTTATAAGTCATTCCAGCTTCTCTATCTGCCACCAGGTCTTCTGTTTTTATAACGTCGCGACGAAGGAAGGCGCCAAGATGAGAAGTTTTCGGTAGGTTATTTTCTTTCTCATATCTTCTTACCACCAACTAGGAATAGCTGATGGCTCTTTCCAAGTAGCAAAATCTGCCTTATCATTGCGATAATAAGTGCGATATGCTTCTACTGTGTTACTTTGTTTATACTCAGAGGGCATACAACAGGGTGGCTCTGAGAATAATTTTTGAGGAATACGTTTGGGTGGCGACTTAAGAATAGTTTTGAGTTTAATAATAGACGTATGAATTTTGCCATAACGTGCAGTATATTCCTCACCAAGAGCAATAAAATGCGAATATAACCATTGATAGTTTAGATGACTCTCACGTACCCACTTAGTAGACGGATGATTTTTATGAGCTTCTTTATACAACAACTCATTATTATTTTTATCAAGAACCCGATGTGCTGTAGAAAGCATTTGTGCTGACTCAAGTATCATCTTTACAACGTGCTTGTCACAACATTGTTGAGCAGCTACAGCAGGGTTTGGGTCTAAATAAAAGATATTCATTATTCTTCTTTCGGTAAAGTGGTTTTTAGATAGTCTAAATTCTCTTTACTAAATTTAACAAAATAATCGATGTTTGTCAAGCCTTTTCTTTGTTTATTTTGCATAACTTTATACCAGAAAATTCTAAAAACTTTTTGCCTTCATCTATACGATACTCGTCAATATAGTGATATTCTTTTATTCCTGACGCAACCAATAACTTTGCACACCAGAGACAAGGTGTTTGAGTAACATACATAATACAGCCATCAGTATTAATACCATTGCGTGCAGCATATCCAATAGCATTTTGCTCTGCATGGATACCTTGGAAACACGAACCATTGCTATCCTTACCACAAGCTTCTTCACCACCTTCTTCCAAACAATTTAAGCCACCAGCGATGCTTCCATTATAACCAAAAGAAATTATTCGATTGTCTTTAATTAGTAACGCTGCTTGTTTAGTTTTAGCACAGGAGCTACGCTCGGCTATTAATAAAGTTATTTCTGCAAAAAGCTCATCAAAACTTATTCTACTCAAAGCACTCCTTCGTTTTTTCATCATACGCTAACTTGCCAGTCCTGACGTTAATCAATTGCTGATCTTTTTCAGAATATTTTGTTAGTTGCCCTACCGTCATATAATACGTCATGGTTTTAATATCGCCAAAGTCTTCTGATAGTTTTTTTAAAGTACCATGAAAATAAGTGCCAGGTTTTTGTACAATCTTTTTTGCAGGCCTTATTAATCCCTCTAGCGACATTGCATTCTCTGCACTCTTTTGTTTACGACGATATCTTTCATGAACTTTAGTAGATTCAGATTTATTTCTTTCTTCTTCCATCTTATCATCATTAGCTCTTATCTTCTCGTAGTTTTCCTTAAGGCGTTCACTCTCTAATTCTTCACGATGACTTTCGGTTCCTATCTTTCGCAAGATAGATTTAGCGCTAGACATTAATGCCTCCTTTAAAATACTTCGCAGGCGCCGCCTGCACAGGCGAGTTCGCCAGTAAGGTTAGTGTTATCCATTATCTCTACGACTCCACTTAAATCTACTTCTTTTAGATTATCAATCAGCCCCTTAAAGGTTGTTTCATCTATATCTTCAAACGGAGCTTGCTTATAGTTACCACCAAAATAAGGCAACACAGACAGTCCATTATAATATTCACGATTAGACCACATCCATTTGCCAACTTCATCCCACTCATCTTCTTTAACTGAAACAGTGCAAGACACATTGTGTGTATTATTTCCACCGTTATGTCCGGGCACAATCCATCGGTTGTATATATCCCTTACTCTTTCCAAAAGCTCTAAGGAAGTTTCGTGACGTAAGATGCCGGTGTCTGGTGCTCTTTGTGGGATAGAAATAACAGCCTGACTATCAGCCTTAAAGAAATCATCTTCTATTAATTCAGGATGATTAATGCTAAGGTAAGTATAAATGGCCTCATTTTTACCTACTCTAATGCGTCGAATATAATAGTCATTATGCCAAGCATGCACTCCACTAGAAGTACCCAACACACATGAAGTAGTTCCGCTTGGCTTAACTGTCGTAACTCTAGCGGCATGATTAATACCTAACTCAACTGCATAATACTTATTTGCATCAGTCGCTACTTTAGCTGCTTCTTCTAAGTCCAACTTCTGAACTCTCCCGCTACCAATGCCGGTCATTCCAATACCAAGTAAAGCATCTTTCTCTGTAGTACGCCGCCATATATCTCTAAGGTAATGAAAGTTAGTATAAGAGGCTTGTAAAGTGCCGATAAGAGATGCCGCTGAAACTCTTTCATTAAGCTCTTGCTGTGTCTCTACATCACTCACATTTACTTCACAAAGATTACAGAATTGAAACGACCTAAGCGCGATTTCTGCACATGGATTAGTACCCCATTCGGAATCGTTAGTAAAGTATACGCCAGGCTCTCCAGCGCCGCTTTCTTTTACTTTCTCCCAAATATTGAAAAAATCTTTCTTCTTAACTCTATGTCGCACAACGACCGCAGAGTTATTGGCTCTTGCTCTTTGCGGCTCACCCTCCCACCAGTCTCCAAATTTACATTGAAGCATTTCTTGATCATCAAGGGAAAACAAACTAATAGTAGCAGACCTGCGGATGCCTCCAGATAAAACTGCGTCTGCAATCCAACAAATGATATCGTGTACTTCCAAAGTAGAGAGTTGCTCACCATGTTCTTTCCTATCAAAAATTCTTTTTATATTGTGGACACAATCTTTTAATGGTTGTGGGCCGGGAGCTTTACCACCACTAGTTACTAACAAAGCGCCCTTTGGGCGAACACTACTAAAATCAAATTCGGGCTCTGGTCTACCCATAAAATATGACTTCATCAACATCTTTATACAATCAGACCAACCCTCGATGCTATCACCAACAAGATAGCGTCGTCTTTTTGTAGGTTTAGTAATTTGAGGTAACTTTTCTACATGATGTTTCTGTACCGAATAACCTACACCAGTTCCACCTAACAACAAAAACATTACTTCACTAAACGCTCGGTAATCATCAATCGGAAGATAAGCGCAATTATATATACGAGAAGGTGTTTGTTTTATTGCAGGGCCAGCAAATTGTAAAGATCGCATTGATGGTAAAACTTTTTTATCATACACCAACTCATAAGCTTTTTCTATGCTCGGCATCAGCTCCGGAAAGTTGGCAATGTGCATATCGCGATTGCGTGTAACTAATTCTTTCCATGTTTCTCGCCGTTGTTCAGTAGGCAAATATCTTGCATACTTCATGTGGACTGTAATTTCTGATAAAATTTGCTGACTTATATCCAATTTCACTCTCCGTCTGTTGGTGTTCTTACATTCTTAGCTGACTCATAACCATCTCTAAAAAATCCTTTCCCAAAACTAACTCCTACTTGCTCTATTGTTCGCCTTACTTCTTCACCACAATTGGGGCAATAAACCTTTTCTCTGGGGTTGTATTGCTTGATACTCATCTTTTTAGTCAAATGAAAAGTGCATCCCTCACAAACCCAAGTGTATTCAGGCATCAAATACTCCTAGTGCCCAATTTTTCCACTCGATGAATAAACTCTTGTGTGCCATTTTCTCTGGCAATTATAACTTCATATTCTATTTCTTCATTAGTAATGGGCTGCTCTTTAGTGATCATATCATTAGCCATGCTAATCACATTATCTATCTTTGTTTTAGTGCGAGGTACAGAATAGACATTATTAATCTGTATCTCGCTATTCCCATATCTTCTTGTTCTTGTGATTGTTAATCTTTCCATATCAACCTACGCTTCCTCTTTAACATCGCGGTAAAAAGATCTCATCTTATCACCACCACTTAACAAACTATTTACCTTATCACCTACTGAAAAGCCAGCCGGTTGATCGTCATTCAAATCAATAAAAGCGCGAGCTGGGTCCATATCAATATTGTAATTAACATTAGCTTGACCCATACGATTTTTGCCAATATGGAACTTCCGTTGTGAGAATGTACCAAAGAAGTCTACAACCATTGCTTTATTAATCGCTTCGCCAACCTTATCAATTGTGATAACATCGTCATTGAAACCTTCTCTATTACTTTGAGTTGCCGTCCAAATCGGTAGCTTCATCTCCATAGACAACGCACGAAGATCTTCAAAAATACTTTCAAGCTCAAAGCGTTTTTGATCATAACCGCGGCGGCTTTTCATCAAGTCACCATAATCAATAATAATAAGATCGGGATCAAAACCATTTGATAGGAGCCTTCCCATATGAAACTTGATAGTGTTAATTGTTGCAACCTTCGGCGGATACTCCTTAATATATAATTGCCCACCATTAAAACGAACTAGTTGAGCTTCAGCTTCTACCATCCGGTTACGCAATTCCTTGGTGGGAATGCCTGTAATACGACTATCATAACGATTACCTACATGAGTTTCGCTCAACTCAAATGTATAATGAATAACATTCTTACCAGCCGCTAATGCACCATACCCAAGATTAACTAAGAAAAATGATTTACCGCCTCCAGTTGGAGCCATCACCACACCCAACTCACCATTCGCTAAACCGCCATCTAAAACTTCGTTAGCATCCAACAATGGAAACCCTGTTGGAATACAAGCCCGTGCATGAACTTGCTGGCGAGACTTAAACGAATCAAAATAATCAGCTCCCAAATCTTGTTCAGTACTAATCTTTAAGCTATCTTCAATAGTTTTTTGAATCTCTTCAAATCTACCTTCTTTCAACAATTCTACCGATTGCAGAATTGCGCCTTTCATAGATTGATTCTTACAAAACTCTAATGACTTATCTTTTGCGTATTCAATTTCTTGACGATTTACTTTTGTCTCAATATCCAATAAAACATTAATTGTTGATTCTTTTAGTTCGCCCTCTGGATATTGCGCAATTTCTGTCTTTAATATTTCATAGGACGGCGGGCCATTATACTTATTAAAAAGCTTCCTTATTTCTAACCAAATTGTTTTATGTGCCTCTGATGTAAAATACTCTTCTTTTAAAACCTCAAAACTCTTTTCAAAAAACTCTCTATCAATCAGTGCTGCTTGTAACACACAATTCTGAAAGTTTGTTCCAAAAGACTTAAAAGAATCAACATCTGTATACGCCATTTATCTCTCTCCTATAATATCACCGGTTCGCGCGATACTGACATAAAGGTCGAAACCCAATTATCAATATTACTTGGCGAAATGTTTTCACCCAACAACTTAAGACGAAGCTGATAAGAATTAAACTTCAATTCTTTATTTTCGTAACTTCTTTCCAACGCCTGAATCGACTGCATGTTAACGTCTATATCTAGTAACTGTACTATCCCATAATTTCTTCTCATCAATTCTGCGTTATCAATATACTTCTCATACTTCTTCTCTTTTTGTTTACCTGCGTATTCTAAAATGTCATCTACACCAGCTTCTTCCATATTGTTTAATAGTGGAAAATCAGTCTTTGCTGTCGGCTCTCCGACGCCTTTGACTCCCCCTATGTTATCACTCTTGTCACCTACGATCGCCTTTAGAAGCGCGTAATTAGGTGGAAAAACGTCTTCTTTTTGCATCATCCAGTCAAGGTCTATCAACTCACCTCTTGGATTCTCTTTTGTTTTCACAGGGCGAAAGATCGACGTCCGTTCATCTACCAACTGGAAGAAATCTCTGTCCGTTGAAATGATTATTTTTGCGTCATCTTTAAAAAAAGTTCTACAAGAATACGCAATCTGATCATCAGCTTCCAAGTATTGAACCGCAGGTTGGTAAACAGGCAATACATCTAAACACTCTTTTACTAACTGCAGTTGTCGTGCAAATGAAACCGACTCATCTTCCTGCGAATACTCAAAATACCTATTTAGCCCTCTAAATTTGCGGCCTTCTTTATATTCTTTGAGCGTTTTTCTTCGACGCTCTGAAGAACCTTTCCCCTCCCAAACCACAGAAACAATATCGGGGTTATGTTTCTTAATCTGGGACTGTAAGCTATTAAGAGTGCCAAAAGCACCACCAATATGCTCACCATCATCATTTGTTAATCTCATTGCTGAAAAGTTTCTAATGAACATATTCATCAAATCAATTAATAAAACCTTTTTCATTTATTATTTTCCTCTATTACGTTGCCCAAACCAAATAATACGGCGCCTTCGTTTTGACATTTTAAGTCTCCTACCACATTACCATACGCGTAAAAAGCCTCTTTGTGATCATTCTATAAAATATAACCAATTCTCTCCAATTTGTCAAGGACTCTTTTCGTTCTACTAACGATTCTTTTTCCCGCATTTTGGCTAGCCTAATTGCCCATCTTTGCTGTCTTAAAATGCTTAATTTGGAGCCACCTGTCTGCCAAACAGAGTGATCTACAAAAATCCAAAACCAAATCCTAAGTGTGATTAACATAATAAAAACCATTAATTAATATTAGTGACTCAGCATCATCTTCATCCCTCATCTTTTTCCCTCCGCGTTGGTGTTGGTAGTTTTCTATTTCTTGGGTTTATTCTTTTCTGCCAAACTATTTTGGCTCCTTCTACATCCCTACGAATCGGCGCATCTTTAACCTCAACCTTAGCGCTTCGTCGTGTTGGCGTAATGGTTTTCTGCGGCTGTAATACGGATAGTTGTGATTCATTATGTATATGGTAAGTGTTGTAGGGACTATAACCGTTAGAATAATAAGAAACAATAGGGTAATACCCATTGCCGTAAGGTGAGTAAGAGTATTGTGGCCATAGCTCATAACGTCTGTTAACCATTGGCCTGTGTTCATCTCTCTCATCTCGTTGATAGTTATTTTCTAAATTACGAACATTTATTTTAGGTGCGGGCTTTATTTGCAGTGGGTCATAAAGTAGTGTATAGCATCCATCCAATACTAAAAGTAAAGAAACCAATGTTAAATATTTAAAGATTTTCCGATACATAATCTAACCTTCTTAATGATGCGTCATTATACTTGTATGGCTCAACACCAGGCGTTTCTAAAATATCAATACGATTTATCCAGCGCCGGGCCATCGTATCGCGGACTTGGTAAACTCCAGACTTCTTACCCGCATCCACCCACACATAATCACCATATTTAAGGAACCCCCCATAACGTACAAGCATATTCCGTGAAACCGCAACATATCTATATTCACTTGCCTTACTTATTTTAATTACACTTCCATCGGCCGTAATGTTTGGTGTATCATCAGTTTGATCTGCAACAGGATGATACATTGTTACGACTACTTGATGCTTATTATTCTCGTACTCTTCTATCTTTTTTTCTTTTACTGCTAGCTTTCTAGCTAACTCTAAACCTCTTATTGTAGTATCTAATATTAATGAATCAGCTACCGAAACCATTCTCTCCATCAATAAATTTTCTTCTTTAAGTGTATCAATTTCATTTTTCTTTTCTATACTATGTGTAGTAAAAACCACCAATAGAAGAAGAATAGCTACGGTTTTCACTTTCTCTCTCTGCACTTTATTTACCCCGATAATATAAATACTGCATGAAAAAATTATAAAAATACACTATCATTTAAAAATATTTAAATTCATGTTTGGGAAAATTTTTTGGAAGGGGTGGCTGGGCTGTAGCGACTCGAACGCTAATCTGCAAGATCCAAAATCTTGTGTATTACCAATTATACGACAGCCCAAAAACTCATACTTTATGCAACAAACTTAGCTGAATCAAACCCTAAAGAAAGAAAACTACTCCCAACCAGAACGCAGATGATGAGGGTTGTGAGTTCACTCATCCTTCCCTTCCCGGCGCTCGGGAGACGGGATCCCACCAAGGTCGATGCATCGGACTTGTCTTCCCGGCGCTCGGATCAAGTGGGCATTCGCCGGGACCATGAGCGTTGACTGCGCCACACATGCCACATTCCTCGGCGCTTACGCCAGCCAGTTCGTCGGCCCGGGCTCGATCGACTACGGCAGCCAGTTCGTCGGCCCACTCCTCAATTATCCCCTCACACCCTCCCCAATCTCCGTACTTTTCCTCCCGCATCTCCTTCACCACCCGCGCTGCCGCTGTGCGGAGGGCTTTGATTTCCGCTTGATCGCGTTTATATCCAGCACACATGGTTTCAAACTCTTTTGTGCGGGTATACAATGCCCCCCGTGCCTCGGCCAGCTTACGGGTCTGTGCGTCGTAGGCCAGACGCAAGTTGTTGGCGCGGTCGTTGGCCTCGGCCAATTCCCGCCTTGTGGAGTTCAATTCTACTCCCAGATCGGCAATCTCCAGCCGTAGATCAGATTCAAGTTTCATATCGTCCCTGTCATTTTTCCTATAAAAAAATCTTGTGTATTACCAATTATACAACAGCCCTATAATAGCCGAATTGTTCTGCTGTATGCTTCGCATGGCAGTTGGCGCATAGCACTTCACACTTCGCGGCTTCCTCTTTAACTTTAACCAAAGATTTAGAATCACATATCAATAAGGTTTTCATTATTACCCAAGAGTGAAAACTTATATGGGAAAAACTCTACTCCCAACGGGGCACGATCCCGTACTTTTGCCGTGAAAGGGCAATGTTCTAACCGATTAAACTATGGGAGCTAGCTCTTAATAAAAAACTTAATAAAGCGAACACAACAGAATATCAAAAACAATAAACCGCCTGCTGCAGTAGTTGTAATTTCTGTTACACTAAAGGTAGGAGCTACACTATAATTCCACAGAAAAGAAAACACCCAACCTAGAAACAGGAAAAGTGCCCCGACAAAAAGGGCAACAATTCCTATCCCTATTATCAAACCTATGATAAAGAATACCCAAATCCACCAAGGATATTTTTTATCATCTTCTTTTAATGTTTCCCAGAATTTCATTAGAGAATCTCGTCCGTTCCTAACTCTTCAGTGGTGACTTCTTCGGCTCTTTTATCTGGATCTTGTTCGATAACTAGTGACTGCTTAACCTTAAGCTTACAATAAGCTCTTGCTTCTTCTTGTGCAGGCTCCCTTACCCAATCTACAAACTTACGATTTTGAAATTCATATATTTCGCCGGTGTCTTTATTAACAATAGATGACTTTTGTGCAGAAATCTTATCAGCTACGCCGCTCTTCAGCAAGACATCAAGCCAACTTTCTTCATCAATCAAACCCTTAGTGAAATACATTTTTAGTTCAGCATCTCTATGGGGTGGACCAAGACGATTCTTAATTACCTTTGGCTTTATGCCAACCCCTATTACATCCTTACCAACCTTAACTTTGCCTCCACTATAAAGTTTAACTCTTACAGAAGAGAAAAAGGGTATAGCCTTACCGCCAGGAGTTGTGGTATCATCGCCAAAGAAAACACCAATCTTCTGCCTTACTTGATTTAGAAATACTAACGACACGCGTTGTGTGCCGATGAAACGGATGCTCTTTCGTAAGCCTTGGCCAATAAGACGAGCAGCTAAACCAATAGTTGCCTCTCCATATTCGTTTTGAATTTCAGTATCAGTAGATGTACCTGCTACAGAATCCCAAACGATACAACACAGTTTATCTTTATGGGTTTCGCGGACTCGACGAATGATCTCTTCTATTGCTTGAAAAACTTTCTCTACAGAATCTACTTGAAGATAAACAAGATTGCCACCTTCGTGTTGAAACTTTAGACCTAACAATCTAAGAAAATCTTCATTAGCAGCATTTTCTGTATCAATAAGAATAGGTATACCTCCCTTGTCTTGACAATCCTTAAGAATCATATAAGACAAAAGAGACTTACCAGTAGCAGCTTCGCCACTGATCTCAACTAGCTTACCAACGGGAATACCACCGTCAGCCTCTACACTATTAGAAATGATTGTATCTAAAACAGTAGAGCCGGTTGATAGCCACTCTTTTACTTCTGCAGGGCTGTCGCCTTTGCCCATAATGTAAGCAACATCGCCTAACTTCTTGTTAAGAGAGTCTACAAGAATTTCAGTAAGGACGCTGTTATCATCAACAGCGCCCTTACTTGTCGCGACTTTTTTACGAGCCATACTAGGTTAGCAGCTTATCAAAGGCTGCACCAATCTTCTCACTAACCTCATCTTCTTCGGACTCTACCTTCTTGGTAAAATCCTTACCCGTTCCTGCTGTACTATCAGAATCGTCAGCGTTAGGATTAATGTGCTTATCCAACGCCACCTTCATCTCATCAATCGGCGTGAACTGAAAGAGTTCATCAATCGGCTTCACACTATCAATGATAGTAGGAATATCCTTCTTTGGTGCAAGTGGAGTGGGCTTAAGAGCGGTGATTACCGAACCGGGTACCAACCAATTATTAAACCCATGCTCCATCTTTACTACCAAATCCAAACCTTCATTCTCATCGGTAATATCTACGCCTTGTCGCAAGGCACTCTTTACCAAATCAAGAATATCCTTGTAGGTAGTACGAGGCGAAATACTCCACCAACGGATACCCTTATCCTCTTCGCCGCGCTTAATGATAGGAATATAGGCTCGATTCTTTGGAGCCATATTCTTAAACATTTCCTTAAAACTTTCATCATTGGTCTGCTTAAACTGGTCCCAACACTTTGTCGCGAAATCACAAATCGGATCTGACTCGCCCTTCATCTTTGTCGGACAAAGAAATGTACGCCCAGCGATTCCAAAATGAAACCACATCTCTTGAAAAGGCATTTCCAAATCATGCTTATAAGGCGCAATACGAATATTATGTTCGCCTTCGTCCAACTTAATAATAGCGTCTTGATTGCCGTTGCCATTATTGCTCTTTGTCGGATCAAGCTTGTCCAATGCCGCGTTGATTTTATCTAGGTTAATCGCCAAAATAATCTCCTTAAATGATTGTAAAACTACGATACTGAAACATTATAACACATTTTACCTCTAACATAAACCTAACGACTCATTTTTTTCTAACTCATTTTCACTCCTATTTTTTCTGTCTTTGAACCAACTATACATTAATATAAGGAATCCGAAGACGGAAGTCAAGGAAAAAATCACATATTTAATCATTTTTCTTAGCCCCAGTAAAGGTCTTCCCAGATCTGCGTTGTCTGGGGATACAGGTTATGTAGCATTTTTTTCAGTACAATAGCGTATTGCCTTATTTCCCATTGAGCTGTAGGCTCATCTCTCAGCTCAATAAAGTTGCAAATAGCTTGAAAAGAAGCAGTCCAATAAAACTCTGTATAACAAGATAGTGGTAGTAGTGCCCGGGCCTGCTCTTTTGCTACTCCCATTTCTAGAAGCTTCTTGTAGTAATGCTTACCTACTTCGATGGCTTGTCGGTAGGACTCCCTGGCTTCTTCTTGGCTAGAGATTGCACCCACTGACGCCTGTTTAGAGTCTTCGCTCTGTTGCCGCCAGATTTCTGGAGTATAAAATTCACCCACTGGGAGATATCTTTGAGAGACTTCATTCCAAGCATGATCCTTTGTTATAGAGGAAGAGGTTGTTTCAATACCGACAACGTGCTTATAAAGTTGTCGAGTAACAAACTCTGGAGCCTTAATATGAAACTGAACTACAAGATGTCGAAACGGGGAAAAGTGTTTGTGTTTGGCAAGATAACGAACGAGGCGTTCATCACTTTTATCATATGTCTTTTTTCTCTTACCAAAAGATACTCTTGCAGAGTTTGCTACGGTTAGATCATTACCAAGATGATCAATAACCTCTATGAAGCCTAAATCTAAAACCGATTCTTTTAATTCCATTTAGCAACTAACACCTCTTACAATATGTTCATCATCAGCGTCGAGTTCATCATAATTGAGAAGAGTATAATCTATCTCTTTAATGCGTTGTTTCGTATTCTGCCGGTGGGATCTTCTATCTTTCTTTTTACTACTCTTATGAGGGTTTACAATTTCGCCAGGTTCTCGTCGCCGAGTGGTTCGTGCCATTGTGTTCCTTCCTTATGCATATTTTAAACTTCCCAAAATCTGATTGATAGGTGCAAAGGTTCCCGTTAATTTATAAGTTTTACCCTTATAGTTGAATACAACACCTTCGGATGGGACAATCCTTTTGAACCCACCAGCCTTCTTCAGCCTGTTCAAGTGCCGTTTCAATTGAGATATCTTTTTGAGATCACCTCCCCCTCGTAAACTATTGATTGTGGATTTTAAATCTTTTTTAATGCTTCTAACGGCTGCATCTGGAGATGCAGATATAAGGTTATCGACATTTGCAAGAACCTTTGCACCTAATTCCAAAAATAAATCTTCAAACGGAGCCACGTTCTGTTGAGCAAATTTATTAAAATTTTGTTTATCCATTTTCTTTGCCCAATTCAAAACTTTTTCATCCTCAAAATTCTTCTTATTCAGAGCTTTGGATTTATCACCAAAGACCCACCTATTAATTAAAGCTTTTTTAGTCTGGTTGTCAAGCTTTATTCTTGCTTTTCTTGCCTCGGCATTAATTTTTTGCAACCACCATTTTTCGTGATAGCGAGTAATCTTATCTGTATTACTCAACCCATATTTCTTTTGAAGCGCATAAAGCTTCTTTATGAAATATTGTTGGTCTTCTTTAAAATCTTTCGAGTCCGGCAATGTTACAGCTACGGGCCCACGAATTTCAAAAGTATTCTGTGCATCTTGATTAATTTGTTTAATCATACCTGCTAACTTGGAACCACTTTCCTTATCCTGACCGATAGGATTACCTTCTTTATCATATTCCACATTGCCATGAAAAATAATCATATCTTTCCCATAAGGAATAACATTTTGTGTGGGCACATAAATGATTTCTAAATTCATCCACTTATGACCATTATCAAATATACTACCTCTTTGCTTTTCTGTCAAGCCTTTTATTGCACTTTCCAAATCTTCCATTGTAGCAGAGAATGCCTTGGTAAGCTCGCCTCTGCCAGCAAACATTTTCTTGATGCCGGCGGTAGTCAATGAGTTTTCGCCAAAGTTTTTAATCTGACCCTTATTTCTTGCAGCTACTAACTGACCATTTTTCCAAGACACCATAAGATTTTGGCCGTCGAGTTTTTCAGTCACACCCTCTACATTTACTCCACCCTTTAGAAGCCGAGTAATCATACTCTTAAAGTCACCAAAAGTCAAGTTAGTATTGTCAAATGGATGCATCATATGACCTGCGCCGCCTCCTTCGTATATCGGCCCTCTTGTTTCTGTTTCTTCATTTATTTTCGTCAGGCGGTTTATCACAAGTTTTTGTATTTTCTTGTTGCTAATGCCCAGTATTTTCTGAAAGAGCTTTGCCTTTGACTCTGGTGTGCGACGCTTGGAGCCAAGCGCAGCTCTTACAGATGAGCCTGACATTTCCGCGCCCGCGACCTTCAGGGCTATGTGCGGCATAACATAAACATAGCCATGTTTCTCAAAACTATCCATCGGTGCATTAGGCTTATACATAACGAAGTATTTACCGGCTGAAAGGCGGCTGGCGTCTTTTTTTCCTACAGCAAACACTACCCGTGTATTTTTCGGCAGTCTCTTCGTCACCTCAACAGCTTTATACGGATTCTTTACTCTTACTATGCGAGCTGACGGCACGCCGTGTGCCATCCATATCGCCTTCTTCTCTGCGAATGTAAATGGCGACGTTGGCCCAGTAACATCACTTGTGGCGACGTAGACGTTTTTTACACCAAACTTATCAACCAGCGCGTCGTAAGCTGCCTTATGATGCTTGGCAGCGGGTTGAAAGCGACCGGGTAGTATAGCCACCACTCTTGGTTTTACGGCTTCAGTTAGTTTCACACTTTCTCTCTATTACCTAAACTCATATTTTTTTCGCATCGTCATACTATAAATATCGCCTAAATATACTTATCTACTAACCCGAGAAACTCTTTGCCGCGCTGCTCTGTTGTGTGATGTCTTAATAACTTTGTAAAACCTCTATTAGCTATTTTCTGAGCTTCGTCAGGGTGCGCTACATAATACTTTGCCTTCGCTACTAACTCATCTAGGTCATTATATACCACGAAATCCTCGCCATCAATATATGAGTTGTTCCAAACATAAGGCTCAATAGGCTGATACATAAGCATGCAGCCATTGGCCAAACTTTCCCAGAACCTACCAGTTTGGCGAGCTTCGGCACAGCCGTAACTATCGACACTTATTTTTGTTTTTAAGAGTTTTTGAAAATAACCACTATGATGCCGGCCTCCAGTATCAACCAACGGTGATGAATGACCTTTTCTATACTCTCCAACAAATACGCTTTCGTCGTGAGCAAAAGCATCTTTGAGTGAGTTCATAATATCAAAACGCCAAGGACGCTTTTCACAAGCAGACATAATACAAACTAGAGCATCTGTTTTACTTTGCCAAATATTTCTATGAGAGGCATTAGTTCTAGTAAAATGTCTGTCTTCTGCTGCGAAAATAAGTGACTCAACATTGTCGGAATGATGATTTTGGCTAGCGTTCAGTTCCCTTTTTATATAAAGTTTATAATCACTAGGGTTCCCTTCATACGCCGCAAAATCACTACCATCTAAAAATATATCTATATTTCCTTGTAACTCTCCAACCAACGGACCTATTACTTCTTTATACTTTAGCTCTAAGGCAGAATGGCATAACATTACATAGTCAGCCATCTTAGCTACTTGCACTTGCGTCTTAAAGGTTTGGATAGGATGTTTACAATAGTTGTAGTCTGCGTTAGAAAAAACCTTTATTCCATCTAACTTATTTAGTCCCTCAATAATTGTGGCTGTTGAATGACAATAATGATGTGGAGATATTACAAATAAGTTTTTAGTCCTCACCTATTTTTTCTCCTACTTGCCTTTGCCGTCTTTCTCTTATCCTTATTTTTCTTTCGCCATGTGGCATTAAACTTTTGGCGATGGTTCTTAGCAATACGAGCGGCATGGGAGGCTATTTCTTTATCTTGTAATTTTTGTGCATCGGCCGCAGTAGTAGCAACTTCTTTTTCTTCTTTCTCTTTAAACGCATCCATCAACTGCGATTCTAATGAGCCAACTTTATTCATTGCAATCCTTACGTTATAATATTAGAATTAGCTTTTCTAAGAATTTCTTCATACAATTCTTCAGGCAGCTGCATTGTATAACAATTAGGGCAAACATAAATCATTATACCTCCAAGATTAAGAGGGAGCACTTTAGCTTTCTCTTCTTCCTTTTCTCTCATCGCCTCCGTAATTTTATGATCACATGCCTTACAGTGATACAGAATTTCTGGATCTTTAGGAGGAGGTTCAGGGAACTTTAGAATCTTTTCATCATCCTTTGGCATTCTTCGGCTCCTTTTCAAGAAGCTTCACCTCTTCATCTAATAACATATTATATATCTTTTTCAAAGTTTCTGTCTTAACCTTATCAGAAATGGTTATTAACAAAACATTTTCTGCGCCGTTATGCAAAACACCTTTTAATATTCTTTCACTCATACCTGCACCAAGTCTTCCACTATTCCATGCAATATAATCTCACTAGTCAATTCTATTACACCATAGTTATAGTTATCAATGTGAATGTAATCATGCTCAAAAACTTTTTCAGTAAATGGGTTTTCCCCATCCATTCCAAAAATAGAGAGGGTTGAGCCAAGGCAGTCGTGGGCATGTTCCAAAGCATTTAGAATGTTTTTACTTTTACCCGAAGATGAAATTGCCACAAGATAATCACCCTTGTTGAAATGATTAATCTTCATCCATTCAACCAAAGCATTCTCTTGACCATAATCGTTGGTGAGGGCGGTGTGCAAACTATTATTACTTAGCGTAAGGGCTTTCATATTACATCGCTTATTTAGGTCAGTTGATATATGCTCTGCAATAGCGCATGAACCACCGTTACCAATAATAAATACTCTCTTCCCAATTGCTGTTTGACGGTGTTGATACTCATGCCGCCAGACCTTAGTAACTTTTCTTATTGTGTCTCTATCTTCACTACCTTCTATTTTCTGCAATGCAGAAATAATATCTTTATAATAATCGTTTTTCACCAGCTAAGTGTCTCCATATTTAACACAACCCTACTACCATACTTATCAATAATAAATGGCATTTCTTGATAATCTCCCAACGCATCTTTTAGTTTCTTTTTATCTTCAGCCCAGAATAGAAAGAACCCACCGCCTCCAGCGCCTATCACTTTTCCACCACTAGCGCCACCTATTGTTGTAGCAACATCATAAATTCTATCCAATTCTTCATTGCTTATATTACCAGCAAACTTTTTCTTTAATTCCCAATTTTGTCTTAATGCGATCGGGATTGCATCAATATCCTTAAGAACCAAATGCTCTGAAAGCCGTTCTGCTACTTCAACGTTTTCATGCATATTATGAATTATTTCTTGATCACTTATAAGGTTTTCTTCTTGAGTAGCTAATATATCTTTTGATTCTCTTGTTACTCCAGTATAAAATAAATGAAGATTGTCAGATATATCTCTAATTTCTTGATCACAAAAACCAAAACCTTTTACTCTTTTATAATCTCCAGCTTGTACATTACAGCCAAACTCCATCTTATTAAGCCCACCAAAAGCTGCTGCATACTGGTCTTGTATTCCAATAGGTTTTTTACACCTTTCTATCTCTATGTAACACGCTTGCTTCACCAGCGCTTCTTTACTAACATATCGGCCTTCCAAAGTATGCAGAGCCAATAAGAGACCAACAAGAAAAGAGCTACTACTTCCCAATCCAGTGCCCTTTGTAGGTATATCGGCCCAGTTGATAATTTCGACTCCATATTTCACATTCATAAACTTAAGAGTTTCACGAATGAAGTCATGCTGTATATCATCTAAATTATTTACATCTACAACTTCATTATCTGAATACTTAAGATAAACCTTATTGTCAAATCTTTTTCTCACTAACACATAAACATACTTGTTTATCGTGGCAGATATGCATGCAGCTGGGTGCTTCAAGTAATAAGATGCCATATCACTTCCGCCGCCTGCAAAAGTGATTCTTAATGGTGTTTTAGTAATTATAATTTTACTACCCTCCATTTAAAACCTATTTCATCAGACCAAATTCTAACCAATTTAAACCCACCCTCTATTCTTGGCATAATAAGCTCGTTGACGGTCTGCATGATACTTCGCCAACTCTTCCTTCGTTCTGTTTACTTTAGCTTTACCCATTACACTACCAAGGATTATTATCGTCATGCATGTGTGCTACACCATTCTGTTGGGCACCTTGTTCAGTAAAGTTAACGTTTCTACCCAACTCCTTACTCACAAACTTAGCGAACCCTGAATCTGTATAGATATTCCACGGGCCGTCGTGGTGGACTTGAATGAAAGTTTCATCATTCGCTTCTTCATAAATAGTATTGATAGATTTGACTCTAACAGACTTTGGTAACTTGCCTTCATCACTCCATATACTATCACCGGCTAATTTAGCTTTCTTGCCCTTGGGATAGCTCTTCAAAATGTTTTCAATCTTTTTTGTTCTCTTTAAATCCGCGGTATGCTGATCTGGAAACTCAAACTCAAGCTGGTCGGGATTCTTATCCAGTTTTACACCACTAACATCATCATAAGATGCAGCACGGCGATAGATAGTTTTACCACCATCGGGACTTTCATAAATGTAGCCTCTCTTATTAATATCCTTATATGATTCATCAAGCACTATTTCCTTAAACCCCTTGGCTACCCGTGCTGACATATATCCACCCCCATTCTGAATATGCTGAATATGTTGCCTATCTTTATCCGTTATAACTTGATTCTTAATATGCTCAATGTGCTCTCTATCTTTATTGATATCTACTTTCTTCGCGTTAATTCTTTCGCGCATTTCTTTATCAACCCTAACCGTCATTTCTTTTCTCCCATAAACTCTGCACAGTTTTTCTTACACCTTCTTCAAAAGAAATCTTAGGAGCCCATGCCAACTCTTCTTCAGCCTTTGTAATATCAGCTAAAGTAATTTGAGCTTCGTTTGGTTGGTCATCTTTATACTCAATTAATCTTGGTATATTCTCTTTTACTTTTTTACAAGCATCAAATACTTTATGATAAACTTGCAGGATGGAATGATTTTTGCCAAACCCAGCGTTGTAGGTTTCACTGCCATCTCTATTTCCCCTAACAGCCAAAGCTGCCATATGAAAATCAGTTAGGTCATCAATATGTAGAAAATCTCTTCTCTTTGAGCCATCACCATAAATTATAGGAGTTTTATTATCAAAAAGACAAGATGCGAAAGAGCCTACCACCGGAGGTATATCTCTTTCAAGATTCATAGAAGGCCCATATATATTGGTGTATCTAAACAGGGTAGTGCCTATATCGTTTGTTTTACCAAAACTTCTTACAAATTGTGATGCTGCCATTTTAGTAATAGCATAATACCCCATTGGAGTGTTTATATTTGGTGCTGTTGTTTCAGCGGTGGGGTAGTTTTCTTCACCTGTTATACTATCATATAAAGCTGACGTATCGGAGAAGAAAAAGTGTCTCGCTCCAAGCTTCTTGGCTTGTTTTAGAATATTTAGTGTGCCTTTGATATTTACATCTATCGCTTCATCGGTGTAGTCACGGCAAAAGTACAATTCGCCCCGGGCCGCAAGGTGCCAGACGGAATCAACATTTGTATGTATATTATCACAACACCACTTATTACAAATATTGACGTTTCTAAAATGAAATTTAGGGTGGTCAATAAAGTCACTCATATTTTCCATAAAGCCACAATCAAAATTATCCAAGCCAAAAACTTCGTGCCCCTCTTTGAGAAGCCTACGAGCCAAATGACT